CGTGTCTCAGTTACACCTTTAAGGTCAGTATGGTCAGCGTACAAGCCGTATTTTTTAATTGTGGTTCTTTTCTTTCTTGGTTTTTTCATTTGGTTTGGTTTAGTTAGTTGGCTTCCTGTTCGTCCTGTTCGTATCCTTTTTCTACTTCCATATCATCGCACCAAGCACTGCTTATGTCATCATCATCCCATGCTTGTTGTCTCGCTACTCCTATAGCATCATCCATTGAATCAGCCTGTACATAAAAGGTACGATAAGTGGTACTCTTTAGTTCTATTTCGTATTGTTTACTCATTGTTTGGTTTTATTTCTTTCTATTTATTTTCTTTAGTTCCTTTAGTACTGATTTATATTGCTCAATCTTTTCTTCATGACTACTAGCTCGCCCAGTGAACAGGTGTGGCAAGTCTTTTAAGTGCCACTCGATGTAAACTTCTTTATAATCGCTTACAATTCTGTACACAAAAGCTTGTTCTTCGATGTATTCGGTAACGCTCATAGGTATTCAACAGACTCTATATTGATTTTAACTAAGCGTTGGGTTGATATGGTTTCGTTCTCCATAAACCCACGACATAAAGGTACACCCTTGATTAAATCCTTCGCTTTCCTGTTCATCGCTATTTCGATTAAGTAGACACTAGGGTAGAAAAACTTTAATCGTTTCTCATCTTCTTCAAACATTGCGTAGAGCACGTTGGGTTCTTCTCCATCATGTTGATAGTCAGTTATTTTCATAGCTCTATTGTTGTGCGTGTTAACTGTTCTTGTGCATCTCTAAACATCCTAACATCGAAATCATCTAACCAATGGACAATAACATCCTTCCCTTCTGCTGGATAGCGTTTAAAGTGGGCGATTAAATCTTTAATACTTTCTTTAGTCGGTGTCCAATGAGTCTTACCTGTCAGCTTGTCGATTGTCAGTGCCAAAAACTTTATAGGTTTACCCCCAACGATATAAAAAGGAACGTAGTCTTGGTAGTTTGTCTTCCAATAGCCTTGAGAATCATATTCACCTGTGTATAAACAACAACGCCACGTAAATTGAGGAACGACATCACTTAACGACAATGCTGATTCTTCTATGGGGACTGCCGATAAATTAATATCGAATCCTTCAATGTTGTCCCACAATTCGTAGGGGTCAGATTCAGTGTCCGTGTATTTATCTATGTTTTTGATATGGTTCTCAGCGAACGCTTGTGCTTTTTCTAGTATTTCAATTGTTATTTTCATATTGTTTTATTTTCTATTGGTTAGAGTGAACAGATAAAGATTAAGATAGCCCACGTGGCAAGAACAATCACTGGACTAACAATCCATACTATCGCCTGTTCTTTGCGTGAAGGTTTTAAGGATGTGAACATATCTTCTATGTCGGTTTGGTGGTTTGGTTTTTTCATATTATGCGACCTCCTTTACTTGTGATTCATACTTTTTAAGAGTTGCAACCTTTAGGATGTTAAAAGCGTAGGTCATCATGTAATCATTCAAAGTAATATCATCAGTATTATGATCATTGTCTTGAACTTCCCTTTCTACCTCGTTAAAAAGATTATCGTCATAAGAGCCGTGCTCAAATTTAACAAAGTTAACTAATTGCCACGCTTTGAAATAGACAAAGGAGTAATCGCAGTTGTTGCATATTTCTATGATAGCGTTGTAATGATCGAATGATGAGTCGAGGTTATAGTCTTTTACAGAGTCAACAAGTGAGTCTATAAGTGAGTCGAATTTATTTTGGTTCATATTGTTTTCTATTTGGTTATAATTAATATAAATCTATTGAATGAATTGAGGAAAAGACACCGTTCTCTATTGATTGCAATTGAAGAATAGCTTTGTCAATAGCTTCTTTTTCTGTGGTAGCTTTAGCGTAATAAGTTTCAAAAGAAGATGTGGAGCCTTTACGATATAATCTTATTCTATAGGTTTTCATATTGTTTTTTCTATTTGTTATTAATCTTGAATATTGATTTCCTCGGTCGTTTCAATCCAAATAGTAGCCCCACACGCTAAAGGCGATTCGGGAGCATAACAAAGCCTTACATTGTCGCCTATCATAATATGATTAGCCTTAATGTTGTCGCTTGTCGTTTTGATTGTAAGTACTGGATCATTAGAACCGTTCTTGCGATTGGCTTTAATGATGTGTTGGTTAACGTGAATTCTTTTAATATATCCTTTGTTTAATTCCATAATTTTCATTGTTTTTTTTATATATTGGTTTTGATTAAAGTAAAATTTGAGGAATAAAGCCCCAATGTTCTTTCTTTACTTTAGTTACATAGGCGTAGTTTATATCTTTTATTTTAGATAATAGCTTTTTACTTTCCGCGTGACTGCATTCTTGATTTTCTGCTAAATCATTTAGAGCTTGAATTAACAGTAGCATTTCTTTTTTGGTTAACATAATAATATTGGTTATTGATTAATAATATGCTTAAAGTTAGATCACAAATAAAAAACTTTTTCGAGGATTATTTTTATACGATACATAAAGTACTAATAATCAAGGATTTAAAAAGTGAAATACTTTAGCTATAAAAATAGTAAAATGACATTAAAGCGAAGGTCAGTGTTGTAAGTATATGTCTGGCAGTACTTTATGAAAAGATTGAGATTGAATTTGTAGTGTTTATCAAGGATTGAGTAGACTTTGATTAGTCAAAGTAGATAGTTTGATTAATGGTAGATAGATAGTTTGATCAGTACTTGTTAGAGAGTTTGATTGATTGAAATTAAACGAAGAAGGAAATACAAATTTACAATTGAAGTCATGACGTCATGATGTCTTTATTTCAAGCTGTCATTACATCAATAACAATTACTTAATGCAAACGACTTGCAATAACGATAGATTATTTCCTAAGTCGTTGATTACCAGTAATTAGACATAATCTATATTGTACGAACGCTGTTGACTATCAACGAGTTATGACATTTAATTTTAGCAATGCCCACCCCCCACAGTAATTTTAGAGGGTGTCGAGGGGGTTTTTTCCGTTCGCGTATATAGCGTAACCCCTTCAAATTTTTTCAACTAAATGTTAAATAGAAAATTTCTAATGCCGATAAACTATTCCTGTTCTTCTTCGTCCTCTTCATCCACTTCAAAGTCTGCATCAAATTCAATAACACTCATAGCTAGAAGATCATATTTAATGAATTCCAGGACTCCTATGATTGTTTGGTCATTCAATTCGAACTCCCCTTTATAACGATTTATTAAATTACATAAGTCGTTGGTTAACAAGTCTGTCTGAGTATCTATGTCCATATCTTGAAATTTAAGGCTTTACAAATCTGAAAATCGATTATAATGTTTTATTAAGACCTCCTAGAGGTGTGTATTAAAACCATAAGGTCTTACAAGAACCATACCGACTTAAACTAAAGAAGTCGATACTTCGTTCTTCTCCTTCTTACTCATACAACAAGAAGACCCTGTCCTTTAATAACTCTTTAATAACAAAAAGCTTTTTAAGGCTAGGTGTGTCTAAAGACCTACAATAACTAGTTATCAATAAAAAGGTTATCTTGTCAGGGTCAATGATCATAGGTAGTATCTGTTTATACTTATGTATTTACACTAACTACCGAAGCACCTATATTAATCACTAGGATGTAAAGATATGTTAATAGGAGTAGCGTAGCTACGACCACAGCATAGCCCTAGGACCTTTAAGACTTCTCTTATGAAATGAATCAGTAAAGGATGTTAACTCTTGATCCATTAGTTCTTGTTTCCTGGAGTTAATGTTATTGTCTACAGATTGATTCATTTGTTCTACCCAATAGTTAACAGCAATAGAAAGAGCATCTAATCTATCATCGTGATTAAGAGAGCCTTTATCTTTTGTTATACGACTAAGTTGATAGAATAACATATACTTAGCTTGATGTTCTATAGGATACCCTTGAGCACTCTTATAGTCTTTAGTAACAACAGAAGGATCAATAATAAGTTTATGTTGATTAAGGACAGGTTCAAGGACATCAATGATTCTAAGTTCTTTTTGTTTAGAGTGTCTTACTTCTTCAACAGAACAAGGGTAGGAAGTCATAAGGATAGGTTTAAGTAGTTCCATGAACATACCATCACCAAAGTTAGACTCTATGATAATCTTGTTAACCTTGTTCGACTTAGCGATGTGTACTAGTTGTTTAAGAGTTTGATCATCGTACCCACCTTTTAGACCACCAGCATCAGGAACAAAGAGTTGACCGTTAAGCATCTTAACTACAGCGTACCCTGTTTCATCCTTTCCTCTACCACTAGGGTCAATAGACAAGACAGAACCAGTGTACTCTACCATGTCCCCTAAAGTCTTAGAAGGTCTGTGGTATCGATCCCCACCTAGTCCTACATTAGGAAGGTCTTTGTTTTCGTTATCAGGATCACTGGACCATATAATCTTCTCAGGAGCTAGGTCACTATCAATATCTGTTATAATAAGATCGTTAATCTTCAAAGGATATCTATCAGCGTCAGATAGCCTAGGATTAAGCATGAACTGTAAAGCATACCCTGTACGCCCATAAGAGAGCTTACGCTCTTCTAGGTCCATATCAGAGAACCTAAGAGGCTCTGTAGTGTGTCCTACTGTATCTTCTGTTATCTGTTCTTGTAGGAAAGGGGCTATGTCATTGTCGTAGTTCTTTAACACTAAGTCTTGTTGTGGGTACTCAGAGGTCCATATACGAGCGTCATAGCCTCTCTCACGCAGTTTGTTATAAATAGAGTCCTCGCATTGAGGTGTACCTAGAAAGAGAATCCTAGAGGTGTCCAGGGGCTTTATAATAGCTTCAAACTCTTTTACTTGTTCATCGAGCTTATCACGCATACCTTGAGTAGCAGAGTTGTTAGGTACTTCTATATCGTCTGCAATGATGATGTCAGCACGGCTACCTGTTAACTGAGAGGAGATACCGAGAGACTTAACGGAAGGTGCGTGAGCAGCTGGAGCAGGTCCTACGTCAAAAGCGATCTTAGAGAACCTTTGATCGTTCTTAGGGATTAGTCCTTGTAAGACAGGAATGTCATGTATGATCTTGAGTGTAAAGGTGGAGAAGTCATCAGCACGGTTCTTAGACGCAGATACAACAAGTATGTTCTTAGTGGGGTCTAGTAGGAGTTGATGAACAGCATAGGCAGAACATATCCAGGACTTACCTACTCCACGGAACGCCATGATAACAGATCGCTTAGGACCGTGTTGCATGAAGTCAGCTATGTCGTATTGTAGTGGTGTAGGATCAGGTAGGTTCAAGTGTTTCCAAACTACATATAAGAAGTTACGGAAGTCCTTGAGTTGTTTAAGCTTTTCAATACTCATGCTTCAACTCTTTCTCTCTTCGGTGTTGTTATTACTTTGTAATTACTCTTTCTTCAGGTTTGTCTTCAAAAGGTAGTACTTCTCCCAGTAGATCATTAAGTGGAGTATCTTTACCACTCATAAGAATTACATCGTTATCTTTTAAATGTTGTCTGGCACAGTTAAGTAAAGCAGGGTTATACTCTTCAGTTGCACTCATCAGTTGAATACCTTTACTTAAAGTATCAGTTAAAAGGATGTGTAAGTTACCTAGTTCTTCTCTCGTTTTCATATTGTTAAGGTGCTGATGTTTTGTACGGATGGTTAGAAGGTAGGTCTGTTGTCAGTCCCCACTTATGTGCTAGGTATCCTTCGACCTTGTCGGAGTTCGATTGTGTTACATCTTCTACAAATAGCACCTCCCCCCAATCTGAATCTGCGTTGTTCTGATAGTCGTTAAGCTTAACAGAACCTGTACCCATCGTGGATAGACCCGACTGAGTTATGTTTGTGTTATAAGCGGTGGCGTTTAAGGAAGCAGTAGCTCTAGCGTTAGGTATATCTAACTCGATGGACAGCATTGCCCATTGATTCAGCAAGTTGGTCGAGTTGCCTGCCATACTTGTCCCAGGATTCATGTACCAATCACCTGAGAATGTCCCACCACCGCTCAAATTAAACATGATCATTTGAAGGGTAGGGTTGCTTTTAGTAAATGTTATTAAAGCATCGTGATTGTCTGATGCTGTTACCTTAACCACAAAATACCATTTATGAACCGCCGTGGAACTGAAAGCTATGCTCCTAAACGAAGTTGCGTCTGAGTTGTTATCAAACCTAAGTATATTCTTACCATTCTGAGATGTATTAACTGCGGTAAGTGTACTACCTCCATCGGCATTAAAGTTGTAGTTATTACCTGACTTATCTGCGATAGCTGTGACATTACCGCCAGACGAAGTAAAGGTTGTCTGATCGTCCATATCTAACCACAGGCGAGTAGTAATCGAAGAAGGAGTCCATGCAGCGTTTGTGCTTCCTGATATAGCTAGTTGCATTTTATCCGCAAACGCTTCTCCAATGTCGAACATATCATTTACACCATTTCCTGTAATATCCGAATTACCATCGGCTGAAGCACCTACATGGTTTTGCGAAGCACTATGTCCGTAGGTTGCGGCATCTACAATTCCTATGTACGCATCTGCATTAGCTACAGGAGTTAAGTCTGTGCCGTATCCAATTTTTGTTATGACAACAGGGAACTGAGAGGTGTTGGTTACATTGTAACTGTTGCCTAGAACTGTCCGTACTGCGTTAATTAAAGTATTTAAACCACTAACAGATGAGCCACTCTCGCCTTGCCACCATATCATCCCTTTGAAATTCCAAGAATAACCAGCGTTTGTTAGCTTGGTAGTTGCATCCGATAGAGCGGCTAATAACCCACGATAACAATCACCTTCTCGGTTACCTGTTGCGGTGGTATCCCAATCGGAAAAGTTCGCATCTCCAGCACTTAACTGAGAAGCACCAACTGCGTATTTAAGAATACCGATGGGTTGAGTAGTTAAGTTAATTGCATTAGCCCGACTAACAAATCCCAACTCAGGTCCAAACTTCGTGGAGTTTACTAGATTGTTTCCATCACCTCTCGTACTACCTGCTACCAATGATGTTGCCCAAGTTGAGTAGTTCTGTGTTGTTTCTGCGTTACCTGTAGAGTCATGCCAAGAAGTATAGAACAAGCCGTCTTGAGTTGACTGCCCTGATGTAAGGTCGGAAACATCTGCCGCACCGTGTGCATTTGATTGACCAGCTAATATAAACAAGTCGATGGTCTGATTTGTGATTACTGAATTATCAAATGTACGATACCATACTCCGTTATAAAAGTAGGACATCGTAGGAGTTCCGCTAATCGTCCCATCAGTCACTAAAGCGTTCGTTGCAGAAGAAGCATTTAAGGGTAGGTTTGCTTTTGCGTAGCTACTAATCTGTACTCCATCCTGTCCGTCCGCTCCATCATTTCCTTTCACTCCTTGAGGTCCTTGAAACTGTGCTAACGAGTTCCATGCAGTCACACCATCTCCTACCTTTAGTATCTGATTAGTGGTATCAAACGCTGGTTCGCCTTCGGAAAGTACAGGGTTAGCACTAGTAAAGTTAGCTGCTGTGTCTCTCCTTAAAAATATTCTTCTAATACTCACAATGCTGCACTACCTCCATTTATAGGAGTTGCTTCAACATGGTTAAGACCTGCACGACCACCGTCCACAATACCTACAGCAGTATTTTCAAGAGTTGTAAGCTTTGTTTCAGTATTATTCATTCGTGTGTCTTTGTTTATCTTATCTGTTTCTAATAATGCTATCTTAATATCTTTAATGGATTTGTCTAATTGAAAGTCCCTTTTAAAAGTTTGTAAGTCTCCAGAAGAAGTTGCAGTGAGTGTTCGTAGTTGTGCAGATAACGGATTAACTTTTGGTCTTCTAGGCATCTAACAACTCCACCTTCCAAGAGCTAACGCTTTTCTAGTGGGTTTACCTTTAGAGTCTTTCATTGGTCCTTTCATACCCCTAAACCTTCTACAAAAGTTATCTTGTCGTTTCTTCCTAGCACCTGTTGGATTACTTTCGGTAACTGGGGCTTTTAAGTTAGAACCTGTAGCATTGTTGATCCGATTCCTTCCTGACTCACTAAGACCACCTTTAGCTGATTTATCAGAAGCTCTTAAAGATATAGATACACTTCTCACTTTTTAAACCCACTCTTCATATTAGCGTAAGAGTTAGGTGATATTGTAGACTTCTTCTTGCTACGACTAATGCCTAGCTTCCTTCTTCTGTTAATGTTTGCGTATAATCCTTTTTTCATCGTTTAATTAATATCTCCATCATTCTATCTAGTTTACCGTTGATCTCTTTTACAGTAGCTTCAAGACCACTCATTCTATTCTCCACAGCAGTGTCTCGTTCTCTTTGAGTAGCAAGTTCTACTTCAATACTTGTTAACCTTTTTTCATCGTTGTCTAGTCGATCAGTCAGCTTCTTAATCATCCAACCAATAACACCTAGAATAACAGCTAGAGCAGTGTCGAGAAAGTGTGAGAGTTGTTCAGTCATCTGTTTAAAGTGCGGTGATTATGAAGGCGAGTAGCTCTTCGTATCTGATTCCTAATTGAGTCACTTCTTCTCCTGTATCCTCATCTGTCCATGTATCAGAGCAGAACAATCCATACTCATGTGCATCTAGTCCTTCAGCAGAGAAAGCATCTCTTACATCCTGTGCAATGACTCCGATATGTTTTCTTGTGCCACCTTTAAATTTAAATCTTTTAACTAATCCTTTACACGTTTGTGCGACTCTAAGTTCTGCATCAGATAAGTCTTGTATTTCTTCTTTTAGGTTTCTATCAGAAGTGTTAATAGTTGCTGTTCCAGCGTACACTACTGACCAGCGTTTACCTGACAGTCCTAAAGTTGTTTTGTTGTCAAAAGTAGGATAATACGCTCCTGTTTCACTACCTGAACCTCCGTTTGAGTTTAATAAAGCTACCCCAATTTGATCTCCTGTTCCAAAAGCAGTTTGTAGTGTGTTGCTTGTTGAATTTAAATCGATGTTTAAGTTTTGAGTGTAACTTGAGCCACTCGCAGCTTGAGCCAATAATTGAACTATTGCAGATGTTCCTGTTGTACTTGAATTTCTAACAAATATCGCGGCAGTACCTCCAGCTGCATTAGCTTGAAAGTTTGCCACATTTCCTGTTGACCCAGTGACATCAAATTTGAATGTACTACCAGCAACTGCACCTATCGCCACATTTGTTCCCACATTAAAAGTAGTATCTGTCGCACTTATCTTAGCCGCAGTGACAGCGTTATCAGCTATCGTAAGTGCAGTAGAACCTGTTACATCCCCTGTATGCGTAGCATTCGTAACCTTAGCTGTGTTAGCTGCAACAGAAGAGTTATTAGAAACCTCAGTGTCAAAGTCCGATATAGTAGAAGCAAGTTGAGTACCTGTGTGATTAGCCCTGTTCTTTAAGTTAGAGTCTGTATCATTAACGGTTGCACCTGCTGCAATACCTGCAAGCTTAGTTTGTTCAGTATCATCATACTCATTAGTGTTCGCGTTGCTCTCGTAAAGAGTCTTAACTTGAGCAGCTGTAGGAGAAGCACTACCGTTCGCAGCAGCTGTGATCCTTCCTTGTGCATCTACTGTTAAATTAGTAGCAGTATAAGCTCCTGGAGTAACAGCAGTGTCAGCAAGCTTGTCAGCAGTGATAGCATCGTCAGCAATCTTATCAGTGTTAACAGCAGCATCAGCAATGTTAGCAGTATCTATTGGACCACCTGCAACACCTGTAGCTAAAGTAGTAGCAATCTCAGCGTCTACATAAGTCTTATTCGTAGCGTGACTGCCACTAGCAGGGGAAATTAAACCTGTAACTTTATCAACATTTTGAATATCATTTGTTTGCATATCCAAGTTACCTGACATTGAATCTCCACTTTTGTTAACTTGAAGAGCGTCTTGTTGGTCTACATAACCTTTACGAGCAGAGTGATCACTACTAATAGGAGCACCTAAACCACTGACCATGTTACCACCCATAGCTAAGTCACCTGTCATATTGTCACCTGCTTTAGTAACTTGCAGTGCGTCTTGACCGTCTACATAAGTCTTGTTAGTAAGATCATTACCAGTACCAGGAACAGCAGAAGAAGTAACCTTATTAGCACCCATCTGCAAGTTACCAGTCATCGTATCACCAGCAACATCAACAAAAGTAATATCAGCGTAGTTCTTAGTTACTGCATCTTGTGGGTTTGTAGGATCAGCAAGGTTTTTAATCTTGGCTAAATCAGCGTCGTAGTTCCCATCAACAGGGTCTTTAGTCATCGT